CAAAAAGACAATCCTCAACTCGCGAACCGTCAGAGCGTAGATAGAACCAATCATCGTCGAGCTTGAGCCAGCCAGCGGCCATGCGGCCTGTCTCGTCGAGGTAATAACGCTTACCGTCGCGCTCCTGCCAACCTGTCGCCATGCGGCCATCAGACAGAAGCATATACCAGCCGTTGTTGTATTCAAGCCACTTATCGAACTGCAATGCGCCGTCCTCGCCGAAGTACCACCAATACTTATCCGAGTCACTCCAAGAAGCGAATACCCAACCAGTTAACATCCAACCGGACTCGTTGAAGTAATACCAGCCGTCGCCAACTTTGAGCCAACCTGTGGCGTAATCGTCAGCGGTCGCGCCCGTCTGATACCACCATGATCCTTTGCCGTCGGTATGCCAGCCACGCTCGTCTGTTGAACGTGCGCCAGTCATAACCTCATACCAGTAACATACTCGCTCCATAAAGTGCGCATTCTGAGAGCCTGCAAGCTCACCGGGGCAAGCGGTTGCCACAATCTGTTTGTGTGGTCGGACGTTGCCGCCCCATCGAGGGTAGCCGAGTCCGTACTTAATAAGCAACGCAGCAACAAGATGCGCGCCGCTCTCTAGGGTTGCTTCGGAGACAGTCCAGGGCGATGTGGAGTTGTTCGCATGTTCGATGCTAACACTCTCGCAGTTAGCAACCCAGCGACCACACGCCCATGCGGTGTTGCTCTCCAGTACGTGCTGGGTGATAGTGCCTGCACCGTCCACAGAATAGTGTGCAGACTGCGCCTGCATCTTGTCCCACATTGCTGTGATGGCTGCACCGTCTAAGCCTGTGGCAGCTTCATGGTGTACCACGATATACTGCACGGAATGACCGTCTCGCCCAGCTGAATACGCTGACGTTGGAATATAAGCGTCGGCGGTAATCTGTCCGGAAAAGTCAGCCATTAGCGCGCCTCCTCGTCTAAAGGGCTTACGCTTGGTTTGTCATACGTCATTGCACGTGCAGAATCGCCAATACCTTTTGTGGTTGGGTCAACCGTGACACCAATAGCGCCCAGCACCGCCACAACAACGGTGCCAATCAGATAAGGGTTGCTGATGAACTTCACAAATACATCAGCAAGGCTGCCCCATGTAGTTAAATCGGAGTATGCCAGTCCGAGGTAAGCCAGGATAGGACTCATGACGATGCCCGCCATTCCCAACCACCAAGCGGGATTGTGTAGACGTACTTTCCAGTTAATCATGTGAATCTCCTTAAATCAGAATTAGTGTGTATGCGCCTGCTCTAGGCGTTCCAGTCTCCCCGCCTGGTTGCGGGTCACATCCTCGACCACTGCCAGACGGGTGTCATGAATAGAGAGGGCATCACGGATATTCGTAATTGTCTCGTCCGTGCGAGCCATGTAAGCCGTAAATGCTTTCTGAGTATCGTCTATGTCACTCTTGAGCTGCTTCACGCCTTCTTCGATGCGCACCAAGCGCATCGCGTCTTCCTGGCTTGCTCGGTTCATCGCCTTGGCGCCGTTGATGAGCGTTAGCACCATGCCAAGAAACGATACCGCCGCCACAATCTGTTCAAACGTTAATGGGTTCATCCTTCCACCTCCTACTCGAGGCTCTTAGGAATGAGAGGAACGATGCCTGAACAATAGCCACTGTCTGAGTTGTAGATATACACGTGACCATCACCGCCGCCAGCTGCGCCTAGCCAGATTTTGGCGGTGTTGTTACCCTGCTGTACGGCTAGCGGGTGGTAGCCTTGATATTTAGGCAGTAGTTCATCAGGCAACTGCCCTGTTGTTGTATATGACGGGTAACCGCCCGCCATGAAACAATCAAGGTACATTACACCGCCACGAACGCAATACCTTACACGTACCCACTGATTATTAACTAGGTCAGTCCATGAGACATATTTCATCAACTTGAGTAAGTCTGTACTCTTTACCTCTTCTTGCTTCTTAGAGTCAACGTTGACGCTTACACCAGAATCAGTCAATTTGACTGATGTTTTGTGCATGCCGTCATCACTTGAAGCCCTCAGAACAACCACTTGAGCTCCGACC